TCTGGAGAGGATGGACTTCGTCGTCATCTGCGACTGCTGCACGGGCCAGCTCGCCCTTCGCAATGGAATCCTCGACCACGAGACCGGCCTGGATGTCCGAAGCACGAAGAGGGATCGCACCGTTGGTGAGGGTGTGCTTCTGCACGACGGCGGAGTTCACGTGGAGCAGGAAGTAGCGATCCTCGACCGCCTGGATGTCCTTTACCACGTTGTTCTTGATCACGTCAGTGATCGGGTAGGTGTAAGTCCGAAGCTCCTCAGTGAAGCCTTCCCACTTCAGCGAGCTGATGGTGTGGAAGGTGACCGCCATGCGGGGTCCCTTGATGAGCTTGGGGTCGGGCTCGCCACGGAACGAGATCGACATTGCGTACGAGCCGGGCTCGATGTCGACGATCTTGTAGACCGTGTCGTGCTCAAGAGACCGCTGGCACTCGGCCACGGTGACGCCCTTCGGGGGAAGAATCTTCCGTGCGAAGGACAGTTCCTTGAGCTTATCCCGGATATAAGCAGCACCGGCCGCAGCCAGCTTCTCACGGTCATCAGGGCTGTCTGCCTTGTTGACGAAAAGCTCGTTGAGGACGTTAGCGGGCATGTTCTGGAAACTCATCGTTGGACCTCCTTACTCGCCCGCCGGGGTGGTGATGGATTTCTTGAGCGGCGTCGAGTAAATCTCGGCCTGAAGTACTGCACCAGTCGCCGCAACGGAACTGGTCGCAACACCCACAACCCAAAGCTCGTACTCTGTCGCCAGGTCAAGTCCGCCTGCCCCGATCAGCTCTGTGCCGACGAACGGGAAGAGGACACCCTTGCATCCGGTATAACCGATGCCTGCAGTGCCGCCCCACGTGGCGTCAACGCCGTTGAAGAAGGCAACGCACAGCTCATCGCCTGCGTTCACAGCTGAGTCTGCTGCCCAGACCCAGAACTGACCTTCAAGAATTCCCTCTGTCAGAAGCGGAATCTTGTTCACGCTCTGAATGTCGAGGGAGCCCCGCTCGGAGAAGACGCACTTCGGCATCTCCAGAGCCTCCGCCTGACCGGCGAAGACTACATCCAGCAGAGAGACCGTGGGCCGCTTACACCCGGCCTGAGTCCGGAGCACGAATTCTCCGATGTCGACATACGCCGCATCGAGGGGATCCGTGGAGACCGTGTCCTCAGGGTAGAAGTCCTTGATCCTTGCTTTGAGGATCGAGGTCATGAGGCGCAGCGACCGACCTTTGTCCTTGTACTGTCCGTAAATTGCCATTAGTGTTCCTCCTACTTCAGCAATTCTGCAGTCAGGGGATCGGTACTAGCGCTGGCTCCCTCATCGGGAGTTACGCTGGAGAAGTCCCCAAGATTCATGTTCAGCGCTTCAGACATCAGGTTCAGATCCTTGCCCGAATCCATGAGTGCAGCAACCTTATCCTTATGTGGTACATCAGGATCTACAAGGCCCTGCGACTCCATCCGAGCTACCAGCTCTTCTGCCTGCGCAACCTTCTCATTATGGGCGACCTTCTCACGAAGAAACTGAATCTCTTTGGATGCGCTCCGCAGAGCTACAGCTACTTTTTCAAACAGTGCGGTGTCCTGGGCGCTCATCGCTCTCCTCCCTTACCAAGAATGTCACTTAGTGTGCGGGGAGAGGACGGAGCAGGAGCGGAAGTTGCTACCTTTTCCTTACTGGCAGCTACCCACGACTCGATGACCGACTTCACCTTAGCCTGCTTTTCCTTGTCCTCATCGGACTGGACGCCAGGCACCAGCTGGGCGATCTTCTGCATCGTGGACTCCCTAAGCTCGTCATCCGACTTGTCATCCACGTCCTCGTCCTCAGGGACTTCGTCGGTCGGGATGGCAGCGAGCTTCTGACGAAGCAGCTGCTGGATATCGAGTTCAGGAGTTCCCTCCTCTTCACCTAGATCTGCCTCCCCACCACTAGCCAATGTTTCCATGGCCTCAGCGAGCTTCTCGATCTCTTCGAGGTCGAGGGAGGTATCTCCATCTGAAGATGAGGTGTCTTCCGGCTCCACCAGTCCACCCAGCTCCTGCTGGAGCATGTCATGTAGGGAACCACTCATCTTGGCCTCCTAGTGTGGTGGTTGGTGGACATAGGTTTCTTACTCACCCTCGATGGCGTCCACGACGGAATCAGGGTCGTACCCTGCGTCATCGATCATCTCCAGGGCACGGACGTTCAGAGCGTTATCGAACTCTTCGCCCTCACCGCCGCCAGCCTCGGCCTGCTCCAGGTTCTCCGCAGCGACCTTCAGCATCTCCTCTGCACGGGCGTATGCGAGCTTCTCGAAGGCCGAAGCCTCCTTCTGCATCTCGCCACCTTCGAGGATCTGAGAAGCGATCTTCTCCAGCTGCTCCATTCCGTCTTCGCCTACCAGGTCATACAGTACAGTCATCTCGTCCTCCTCAGTTACTTACGCAGTTTCGCAAGAATCTCTTGCTCGCTCTTACCGATACCCTTCTGTCCCTTAGCCGCACGTCCCTTTGCTGCACGGGCGTGGATTCCACGATTCATCGCAGAAGATCCGTAACCAAGGGCTCCACCTGCGGCTGCTCCACCGAGTCCTCCGAGGATAGCCTTCAGGGCCTTACCCTTAGCTGATCCACCGCCTGCGTGAGCGCCCAGGACACCACCGAGCGTAGCACCGGAAATCGTAGGAGTGATAGCGTTGGTCAGGTACCTGGAGATGGGATAGGTCTTCTCGCCTTCCTCGGCCACCTTCACACGGCCGATAAGGTCGTCGACATCCCAGCCCGCCTCAGCCAGCTTCTCAAGAGCACGGACGTTCAGAGCGTCGTCCAGCTGTCCCTCATCAGCTTCGCCACGCTCTTCGCCGGTCGAAGGATCGTAGCCAGCTGCGTCGAGGATCTCAAGGGCACGATCATCGGCGAGCTTCTCGAAGGAAGAGGCAGTCTTCTCTACACCATGGGTAGAGATGTAGGCCTGTGCGAGTTTCTCCGCAGCTTCCTCATGTCCGTTATCATAGAGGGCCTGGAGAGCATCACGGGTCTCGTAGTCGACCTCGATCTGGTCTTCGTACATCGTCTCTTCTCCACTTGCGATCTTCTGTAGTTCGGTCCAAACCTCTGCGGCCATTTCCTTGGGAGAAGCTACCTTCTCCTGGTTCTCATCCTCTTCCAGGAGGCCCTGCTCACGGAGGTCCTCCACCACGGACTGCTCCAGAAGCTCCTTCTGGTCGTCCGACAGCTTTGTGATGTCCACTCCATACTGGCCTGCGAGCTTGTCGATGAAAGTGTCCTCGCTCGCCGTCTTCTGGAGTTCTTCCTTCCCTGCTCCCCAGATTGCGGTCATGATGTCTTCACTCATTTCCCTAGTCCTCCTCAGTTAGTGCCGTAGTCAGGGTGCTTCGGAGCCCAAGACTTCTTACCAGAAGAATTTGGTCCTAGATTTGGTGTTGCCGTGATTTTATGCTTGTTGGGCATGTACTTTCCCTTCGATGCCATGGTGACACCCTGTGCAGGAATCCTCACACCCATCTGTGGATACTTCGCAGCTTCTTTCATCAGAATTGATGCCACCTTCTCAGCGTCGTACCCGGCGTCATCGATCATCTCAAGAGCCCTGACGTTCAGAGCATCCTCAAAGGGCTCCGATTCCTCGGCACCCTCCAAATTCTCTACGGCCACCTTCATCAGCTCTTCCGGACGTGCGTAAGCGAGCTTCTCGAAGTTGGCATCGGCTGCGAACTTCATGCGGTGGACAGAAGTGCCTGTGTTCACGAATTGTCCCCGCTTCTCGTCCTTGTCATTCTTGGGGGGCATCTTCGTGCACATGTCTGCCAGACCCTGGATCGCACTAGGCATCGGAGTCGAAGGACTTTCCTTCGGACTGCCACTGGTTCCAGTGACAGCAATTTTCTCCAGCCTTTCCTGGGCCATCTTTTCGAGGGCATCAAGACCCTCTTCGGTGTACAGCTCCGTGAGCTTGGAACTCATGCGGACCTCCTCTACAAAGTTTAGTGGAATTCTTCGTCGTAGATCGGAACCCGTATTACAAGTTCCATTGGGGGCCTACCTTCCGGTCACTACGGCCCAGGAGTCCTTAGCATACAACCTACACCACAAATCTGGCAAGTCGGGACAAGACACTTTTTATTGCGTCCGAATTAGCTGCTGCCCCAGCCACGGTGGAGGTAGTTAGCACAGGATGGTGTGCTACGAACTTCTCTAGTGGATTCAAGGACATGTGCTTCTTCTCTTTCGTACGCAGGTGAGCGCTGTATAGGTAAACAAGAGGTAGGAGAGCTGCCCACCAAGGCACAGAACCTGCCGCTTCTTTATGTAGGTGAGAGGTTTTTATTTTCCCACCCTGTAGGACTCTAGCGATGCTATTCAAGAGATTCATCCTGTAATCCATGTACAGGGAGCTAAGTAACTTTTCCTGTCCCCCACCCAGAGGGAGAGAGGTGCCCATGGGGTGGGCATTGGACAAGATAGTGATCCTATTGACGATGCAAGGTGTGCTAGCTGCACGTCCCTGCATGAAGTCTGAAGGTAGATTGAATCCGAATCCCGTAGGGCCTGGGCTGAGTACCCTAGCCCCTAGGGGAGAACCAATCGGACGGAAGACAGTATTTCGCCGAAATAGTGACTCCGCTAGAGACGGGCTCTTCTTGGCTGTGATCAGGAACTGGAACTCCGAAGGCTTGGCTACTACACCCTGGTCAGCCAGTAAACCTAGTGCGTCCCCAACATCATACTTACACAGCCTGCGGAGAGCAGGTAGCGGGAGATCCTGTTCCTTATCGAAGATCGGGCCCAGGTGTTCCGATAGCTCCGGGATCTCTTTGACGATAGTAGAAACCTTCGCCGCAGCCACCTTAGGTGCTGCTAGAGACGCAGCTACCTTCTCCAATACGAAGGAAGTCTTGTCTGCGCCGACCATGACGAAGGAGATGTCGAAGAATCTTGGGTTCGGGTTATAGACGAAGACCTTGCGTCCGTCAGGGAGCACCTGATTCATCTGGTTGAGTGCGTGCCTACAGTAGTCCTTACGGGTCTTCGACTTGTTGCCACAGATGGAGCAGGTATCGTACTTGACCTTACAGTTGTGGACTGCGGTGCGAGCAGCTACATAACTCTCGTCACCCTCAACGGAGAAGTTGTAGACGTCCCCTACCCATTCTGGGTCTTCCGAGATATCCCTGACCTTCGAGATCAGGTACTTGGTGCCTTCGTGGGTCAAGAAGAATCTGCGTGAGTTCAAAGCCCTCCCACGGTGTACGGGCTTCCTCGTCAAGTGCGACAACTTCCAAGAAGTGTCAGTACCAACCCAGACCTGATACTCCACTGTCTCGATGTTGACTAGGTCGTTCGGCTTGTGGTGGTTTACATTGATGCTGGCCTTCATCTCGCAGCGTGCCAGCATCGTGAATAGCTGCTCGGCCAGGGACTTGTTGCAAGTAGAGTAGTAGAGGGAGCCCTTGTAGGCCCCGCCATCACCGTTGGCATACGCACCTAGGAACACGGCCTGTGCCTCTGGTGGTGCGTGCATGATGTCAAGGCCGAGACGCTTTTCATGCGCACCTCGCCCAACATGTGTATTGCAGAGGTGGGCAATACCGGCGTCGTACAGATAGGCCGAGTACGCTGCGGCTCCCTCACGTGGACGCCAACCTACTACGTTACGGATACCCATCCGCTCACGCAGTTCATCCAACTCCTCGATGATGTACATATCATCCTCGGACAAGGTGAACTCTACCCCACAGGGTAGATGGTTCTTGTCCCACAGGATGTGCCCCTCTGCTGCGTAGTAACCGAGAAAACGCATTTGGTCGTGGGTGAGTACGTCTCGCTCTTCGGAGGGGATAGGGAACCCTACGTAATCCCCCACCTCCAGCTCATCCGCTCTCTTCCAGGAAAACGAAGCAGCTATGCTAGTCCTAGTACACCCCTCGCATGTCCCACGTAGGGTGTTCAAGCTAGGGGCGCACACAGTTTTTACCCTCTGCCCACCCTTTGAGGGCTTACCCCCACACCGTAGCTCGGATGAACCCAACACCCAATACGGATGCTCCTCGGTGACCTCTACCTCCGGACACCCATCAATCTTGACGTGCAGCTTACCTGTATGCTGGTGAGACATTACATCGGTCACAGCAGCAGACGCACCAGTATGGGTGAGTACGAGATCCCCCACCCGAATCTCCTCAATGGGGCGAAGAGACCCGTCCTCCATAGTAATGTCTGTACCAGCCGTGAAACAGCCCATGGAGACAGGGACATGCTCACCCTTCTCCAGAGCTTCAACCAAGGACTCATGTCCTACGTCACGGGCCTTCTTCTTATCTACTTCGATGACAAGCTCTACCCGGTGCATCTCCGGATTATAGATGGCTAGCACCACGCTGCCGAGGCTCTTCGCCTTATCCTTATTTACATGGTGCCTATACACACCTGCGAGGGGGAAGGTCGTGTATCCGTATCTGGAATCGGGGTTGAGGAGTTCCTTCTCTTCGAAGTAGTCCCCATTGACATTGGCCCCGTAGTACTCACCTGCCCCCAGAGCTGAAACGATGACATAGATCTTGTTCGGGGACTTCTTCAGGTTGTCCAGGAACTTCTTCAGCTTAGGGTGATACTTCTTAGCTGCGGCCAGCTTCAACAGAGGCTCACCAGGAGCATAGGCCTCTGTGAAGATCTGTCCTGTTTCCGGGTCCATCCCCGGGAAATGAAGTTCCTTGTACATGCTAGACCAGCCCCATCTCCATGACGCCCCTGATGGAACTCGGGATACTCTTGATGTACTCACCCTTACCGTGAGACCTGCTCTTCGCATCCATCAGGTTCTTCTGGATCTGGCTCAAGGACGATACGTCAGCCATGGGCAGTCCGATGTCCTTGAAGTCCTTCATCCTACGTACGAAGGCACCTGCGGCAAGAGGATCCTTAGATACCTCGGGGGAGAACCTACGTAGAGTCTTGAAGTACTTCTCTGTGGCCTTCGGGGTCTTGGCGAGATCAGGGTTGCCCTTCAGCATGCCCTTGTACGAAGAACGATACTTCAGCTTGTCTTCTACCGCATCCACTCCAGATGCTGCAGCTCCAAGACCTACACCGAGGCCACCACCTACAGCAGCCGCACCCAACGCACGACGCCAGGGGCTCTTCGCAGCCTTGTCTGCCTTCTGCATCTCGGAAAGCACCTTATGGATCTTCTCCATGCCTTTGGTCATAGGCCCATTGAAGATCTGCGACCAGGTAGGACCGGCTGTCTTATCGAAAGCTGCCCTCGCATGTAGCAAATTCTGGGAGGTAATCATCTTAGAAACCACCTTGCTCTGAGGGGAGAGGTGAGTACCCACCCCGTGCTTGTGCCTGCTGCCGTCGCATAGCAGCAATCTGTGCCTGCTGCTGTGGGGTGTACTGTTGCCCGACCTGCTTACGGGATTTATTCAGCATGTAAGCCGCCGCTACACCTCCACCAACACCAACAGGGTGTTTGTGTGCGAAGCCAGCTAGGCCACCTACAGTCTGCTTGCGCATCGCAGGTACTTTCTTTCCGTCCAGGTTGATCATCCGGACGAGCTTCCTCTTCTCGGGGTCGGCTAGCATCTCGTTAGCCTTAGACCTGGAGAGGCCCTTCCAGGATTTGAGGTCGCCTGCACGTCCCTTGTAGCGTCGGTATGAACCTTTGAACGGTCCACGGATAGCCTTTCTACCTATGAGAAGATCCTTCACGATCCCACCGGACGGACGGAATACCGCATCGGTAAGGAACTTGCCCAAGGCTCTCCCAAAGGCTAGCTTCACCCTCTCGTCTGAGTAGGTAAGGCTACTTGACGCCATCCAACAGCTCCTTTGCCTTTGCCTCAGCTTCGCCCCTCACCTTGATGTAGTTCGCAGCGGACTTGGCGCACTCTTTCGCCTTCTTGACGAGAGGGTGGTTGTCGTTCGGGATTGAACTCTCGCCGAACCTGTGACGGACCTCGACACCTTGTACATGAGCGCATGCGGATTTCACGAGGTCCGTGTGCACACCAGAGTTGCGCAGGGCCTTTGCGATATCCTCGGGAGAACCTTCCTCGTCCTCCACAGCTTCTCCCACCATGCGCTGCAGTTCCGCCACCTTATTGATGGCGTCACTCTGTGCATCTTCTACACCCGTACGGAGATTCTCCGCCATCTGCTTTAGTTCAGATGCGGACATCACCTGACCATCAGACTCCACCTCTTCCGTAACCCCGAAGAGAGCTGACGCAAGCTTCTCTGTATCGAAGTTCTCGGACCCGGCGATATACCGCTGGGACTCCAGCATAGGTACGGAGGCTGTCTTCGTGGTGTCACCGGGTTCAGCCATAGGGAATGTGACGTATCCTGGGTCACGCTGGAAGATCTGCTGGAATGCAGAATTATTAGCGTACTCAGACACCCTCTTTTGCTGCTCTGGGTTGAGATCGTGCTCCGAAGCCATCTTCTCGATGGTGTCGGTCATGCTCTTCCCATCAGAGACCAGGGCCTCCGCAGCTTCTTTGGCCAGGTTCTTGTAGAACCCGTCGTCCTTATGAGGAGTCAATACACCGCTGGAAGCGGTCAGGAAGTCAGATAGTGGATTACTCATGGAATCACCTCCGTACACGACAATCGTACGTTTTCATGAGCAAAGGTGTCAAGACGGCACCCTTTGCTGGTTCTGTGCGAACTCTACACTTCCGTGTAGCAGGTCCGGTCTTGGCCACTTCACCATGCTACCTACGAGGCAGTACAGAGCGGAGTGGAAGGAATCATCGGTAGCATTCAGCTCTCGATTGTACATGAGCACTCTTCGGGTTTCGTGCCACTCACTGGTAATAGCCAGGATGTCATCGCCGAAGGGCTCTTGGAACTCGTCCCACCTAGGGAAGTTCACCTCGTTGTGCTTGATTGCAGAGAAGAGCATGCTCATAAGCTCCGACCTCTGCATCAAGAATCGGCCCAGTTTGTTCTCCCAGCGGATGAAGTCATTCACATCAGCGTACTGGTACTTCACGATCCGGTTAGCACCGAACTCCCGCTGTAGCTCGTCGTTCTGCTCGAAGCCACCACCATAGTCGCAGCCCACGACATCCAGGTTGAACCTACGAATGAGGTTCTTCACACCAGACATCCTACGCCGAGGCTCAGCCTCACGACCGGTGAACCTCTTGAAGTAGACGTAGGTGAACTTCCCGTTGATGTACGTCGCCACGGACATGACCGTGTAGCTGTTCTCGGCAGTTCCCCAGTCGATCCCACCAAAGGTTGGGTTGTGGACGCTATACGTGTCCAGCCATGCGGGGTTGAAGGGAATGTCTTTGTTGTACATGGACACGGTGGGGCTACACACGGCCTGCAGTTCCGCAGTAGTGATGGGCTTGGTCCCAATATCGTACGGTCTCGCTAGGACCTCGTTCACGAAGCGGTGCCTTGGGTACCGGGCCCTCTTGTCCAGCATGTCAGCCCAGACAACCATGGGAGTAATCATCTGCGGGATCCGGTAACCCTCGAATGGGATAGGAACCTTCGGCTTAGGATTCCTGGAGACCCACTGGGCATCCTTATGGTCGGGGTTGATCAGCTCCCCGCACTTCGCACAAGACAGACCCTTCTCCCCGATGTTGTGCTCATCAGGTATATTCCAGAATCTATAGCCAGCCTTCTTGCTCCCGCATGCATCGCAGGGAATCGCCCACTCGTTCTGGGTAGAAGACTTCGTCCAGACCTGAGCGATAGTGTTCGTGTGGGTCAGCGGTGTACCTGCGTACCTCATCACCTTATGCTTTGAGGTGAACAGGGTCTCCTCGATAACCGGGAGGAGATCCAGGAGCATGTCCTGAAGTTCGTCCACGGCCAGCATGTCAGCCATCTTTCCACGAATGGAGTCTGCGTTCAGGTAGGCAGATGCAATCCTAAGGTTCGACCCACTAGCGAACTCCTTGTAGTAGGTATTGTCGTTCGCTCCCCAGTTACTCTGGAACTGCTTGAGAATGTCGGAGTATGCGATGGGCTGCTTGATGCGGTCACGGCTGAAGGTCTGTGCCTGGTTCTGCCTTGGAGCTACATAGATAGCCTGGAAGAAGGGACGGAGGATTAGGTTCACGAGCATGATGTTGCCTAGGCTCGTTGACTTGTGTACCTGCCGTCCACAGAGGAGGAGAACACGGGAAGCAATCGTATCGTAGATCTGGTAGAGGTAGCGGCAGTCGGCAATAGAGAAGCGTTCAAGGCCCTCACGACCGGGAATCTGGAATACAGACTCCACGAACTTTGAGGGTGTTACCTCTACTCGCTTTTCTAGTTTGGCTGCTTGCATTATTTCGCCGAAATACCTAGCCCTTCCCTGGAGCAGCCTGTTGCTGCGGTGGGGGTGGGATGTTACCTGGGCGAGCAGGTCCTGAGCCAGTCATACCAGTGTTACCGGTATTCATGGTCTTGTTTGCCGCCTGCATCGGGGCCTTAGGTGGAGGGGGAACAGAAGGTTTTTCTGTGTAGGCCTTCTGCGCATCCCCGGACACCTGACTGGACATTCCGCCGTAGGTATAGGCGTACTTTGCCTTGAAGACATCATTGTAGAACCTGTGCTGATCCCTGGAACCGGCCCTACCCATTTGGACCTTCATGTGAGGGCGCTTGGAGCCACGAGTAAACTGGTCCATGTCCCGTGTGTAGCCTTTGGTCTTGAATAGCTTGCGGAAGAACCCCTTAGGCTTACCTTCACGTCGGAAGGCTAGAGTAGCGAAGTCATCAGGGTGCTTCGTCTTGTACTTCTTCCGCACGGACTGGAGGGTAGCTCCCTTTTCTCCTAGTAGAGACTGGAGGTACTTCTTCTTCCCTGTAGTGGCCGGGTCTTTATCTGTTCCAATGAACAGGCCACCGGATGTAGTACGGATATCGTTCTTGTCCCTGCGCTTGAATATCCTACCTCCCTTGCGGGTGACTACGAGGTCTGCGATCTTCCGTAGGCTAGCCATCTTCGTCTGACTGAAGGGCTTCATCTTTGGGACCGCCGGAGGAGGAGCCATTGGAGCCACACCAGGATTTACGTTTGGTACGGATGGGGGCGGGGCTTTGGGACCGGCCCCGGCACCCGGGACTTTGATACCTGCGGGCGCTGCACCAATCCCTTTTGGTGGGGCTGGGGGCTTGACGGGCTTGAAGGTTGCCGCCGCAACTTTGAGCCAATGTTCTTTAACCATTGTTTGAATCCTCTGGGTTTCTTAGCCGGGGCTATCCCAGGTCTCTTGAACCCAGGCTTATCCGGATACTTGTAGCGCCACTCGCCTGTAGCCGGATCCCGCCACTTCCTTTCGTACTTATGCATTCGCTTCGGGCTAGGCAGAGCCAATACACCCTTGCGTAGTTGCTTGTTGAGAATGTGCTTCCTCTTCGCCACGTCATAGATCCACTGGTCCACTGTGGCCTTAGGCTTACCGAAGAACTTCTTCGGATAGACTGACTGGTACCTGTAGACCTCTACCTTCCTGGCCTCTTGCGGGCGATGAGCCTGCCCCTTCATGCGGACGGCCCTTGCCTCAGCCTGGAGGATCCTCTCAGGGTTCCAATGACCATCCATGGAGAAGAAGCCTGTAGCATTCTTCAGGTCTAATCCCTCTGCACCTGCTCCGGAGATGAGGAGGATCTTCGACTTCCCGGCCTGGAAGTCCTTCACTGCCTTGGCCCTAGCCTTATGGCTTGAGACCTGACCTCCCACCTCTCTTCCAGACCCTGCGAACACACCGAACTTCAGACCCTTCTGCTTGAGGGCCTCAGCGGCTACGTCGAGTCCACCCGTGATCAGGTTGCTGTAGATCACAACCTTCCCATCCGGAGTCCGCTGCATATGGTCGTCCAGGTCCGCCATCATCTTCTGGACCTTGGGAGTCTGCTGGGCAGCAGTTCTCTTGGTGATCTTAGGGTTGATGGCGGAGAGATCGTTCATTGCACGGCGGGCGTGGATGATCCTACCGAAGACATGCTGGAGCTGCTTCGGGGTGAGGTCTGTCTTCCTCTGCGCTACAATGTCGGAGAGCGGCCCAAGCTGACGCATCACGTAGTCGTAATACATCCTCTGCTCTTTGGACATCGGGACCTTGACGGTCTTCACATCCTTCTTCGGGAACAGGTCCTTGATGGACTCCTTGGGCTGGTAGTCCACCACAGGCTTAATGTAGGCAGCGGCCTCAGGCCTACGGACCATCGTCACCTGCTTCTTCTTTCCACCGAAGAAGCTGGGTGTGTATCCCGTCTGCCGCATGTACCGACGCTTGAATCGGGATGCTCCCATGAACTGCCCGTTCGTGGCGATGTTCACGAGGGTTCCGATCTCAGCTGGGTTGTTGTTCACCGGAGAGGCTGTCATCCCAATGAAGTTTCGAGCGTACTGTCTTGCACCCAGAGCTGCCTGGTGGATCTTCGCACGCTCGTTGCGGACCTTGTGGAACTCATCGAAGAGTAGGGTATCGGCCCCGGCCCTCTTCAGGATACCAACAGGATCCTTCAGGAACATCTCGTAGGAGATGATGGTGTAGTCCTTACCGGGCTGAATGCTGTCGAGGTACACGATCTCATCTTTGTCGCTCTTCCTAGACTCACTCTTAGACCCAATGATCTGGAAGCTGGCTGTGGTGAACTTCTTCACCCCACCGTGGGCAAAGTTCGACTTCAGTCCAGAGGGGACTACTACGACAGCTCGCTTTGCCATACCCTTCGCCTTGGCGGCTTCCACGGAGAATAAAGCTGTAGCTGTCTTCCCGGTACCTGTGGCATGTGCGAGGATGAGCTGGCCAGAGTTCGTGAACTTGTCTACAGCCTTCTGCTGATGGGGATAGGGCTGGAACTTTGGACGTAGCTCCGCTGTCTTCAGGAGACTACGTAGGAACATGTTTACAGAGTCGTCCACTTAGGACTTGTCCTTCTTGAGAAGCTTCGCAGCCCCTATTCCACCACCAGCGGCTAAGGCCCCAGCTCCACCCCAAGCACCAACACCTTCAGCTATACCTCGCTTTTTTTTCTTCTTCAGTGCCGTTTGTATTGCTGACCGGGCCTCACCAAAGGTCGGCATGCCGTGACCTTCTGGGATAAAGTCCTCAAAATCCCGCTGCCTCAATCCACCTAGACGTGTAGCGTCTTCCATCTGGTTGATAGAGACTAAGTTTTCGGTACCCTTTAGCGCACCAAGACCCTTCTTTGCCTGCCTGTACTTCTTCAATTTGAAGGCGTCCATGACCCTACCGGCTAACTTCACGTAGTCTGCCATAGCTATACCCTTAGCTTGTCTTTGATTATGGTAGCTCGCTTCTCGTCTTTCTTGAGCTGGGGCTTCTTAGGACCAGATACTAAAGACAATCTGGCGTGTGGGAATCTCCCACGCATCTCAGCCTGAGTTTCCAGGAAGGCCTTGTTTAGAGCAGCATCCTGGGCAGAGCTGGTCTTCTTCTTGTGCCTCTTCCGTAAACCTAAACCAGCCCCAAGGGAACCAACTCCTATAGCTGTACCGCCCCAAGCCTTACCACCAGCTTCACGAATCCGCTTAGCCTCATTCTTATGATAGTCCGAAGCATCCCTAACCCTGCGCAGTTTACTAGTTATCATGCTCTGCTGTTTTTTGAGCTTCGGAAGTTCCCGGCGTCCTACGTCTTTCCACACGCCCAGGGCAATGTCTGACAGCCCCTTGTAGTGATCCCTTAGCCTAGGGCTAATACCTTCCGTGCGAGATTTTTTATGATAACCACTAGCATCTTTGTAGGCCTGATCCCACCTTCTCCTGGCGGTGTCTAGCCTAAGACTAATATCGCTGAGGTCTCCCTTACCGTGTATGTCGTGCCACAGCTTAGTTTCTTTGGACAAATTTTTGTGCTTCTTTAGGTCCTTGAACCGAAGGGCATTGACATACTTCTTCGGGTACTTCAAAAGAGCATTTTTATAACCACCTTGGGGCCTTTCAAGCTCCAGCAGTAAATTAGCCATATTACGCATCCTAGGGCCCAGCGATCTTGCCGAAGTCTTTACCTTGGGTTGCTTCTTCTTCAGAGCGTCCAAGACCTTATCAGTGATGCCACCTAGAACTGCAGCTCCCAAGGCACCAGTAGTAGCTCTGCTCACACCCTTCGGGACATACTTCGAGGGCTGCTTCAAGAGAACCTTCCAAGGAACCTTAGCTCCCTTCGGGCCCCTGCTACGTAGCAAGGCCTCATGGGAACCTTTGTAGGCCCCGCCTAACATTCCACCTGCAACTGCAGCGGGAAGTACCTTCAGGGTAGAGGGCTTCTCTCCCTTAGCCTTGGCCTCTCGCTTCGTCTTGATTCCCTTCGCAATCCCGGCAGCTGTGATAGCACTAGAAGCTAGACCTGGAATAGCCCTGCTCTTGAACCCCTTGGTGAGGTTCTGGATGAGGGCTCCCTTGTTCATCTTCACACCCTTCTGCAAGGACTCGATGGGTAGCTCCACGCCGCCCTTCAGCCCTTGGAAGGCAACACCGGACCCAAGGATCTTTCCCATACCCTTGGCTTTGTCTTTGCTCGTGTCCCCTTGCATATCCTTGATGCCACTAGCGAACACGGGGAAGGTAACCATCCCGGCGATACCGCCTGCAGCCCTACCAGCTCCACGGCCCTTCACAGCCTTGACCACTCTGGCCTTATTGATCCCTTGCTTGAAGGGCTGTCCCTTGAACTTGTTCCGTACTCCCTTCTCTACTACGTCGTCAATCACACCCTTAGGGAAATCAGAGATGAGCGCCTTGGTCCCGACCGCACCGGCTGTGATTCCGGCTGCACGTAGACGGCGCTTCCACTTATCTTTGCGCTCACTCATCTTCTTCGTCTCCGTCCGCCTCTTGCAGGAGGAACACGTTCTTACTCCGCTGCATGTCCAGGACTGAGCCAACAGGCTCGGATTGAGAGCTGATCACGAGGGTCTGCAATAATTCTACTGCCTGGTTCAACCCAGTGGACTGCTTGGTGTGCAGCTCGAAGGACCTGAAAGCAATGTTGGACCAGACCCTAGCTGCCTGTGTGGCTACAGGATTATCCATCCCCTTGCTCAAACTCTTCATGCGAACCATGGACTCCTGCAGTAGCTCCAGCATGAAGTCATCGGGGGATAGATCTACTTCCTCACCGATTCTGGCGAGGGCTACATTAGAATCCTTAGCTATGTAGACTCCCCACAGCAGATCACCCGGATCATAGTCCTCCAGGAACGAACGCCAATCGTCCATGGACATCACGTCGATATTCCAGAAGTAGTGCCTGAAGTACGGAATGGTCGTTGCATCCAGAATCTTGCCTGTGTGCTTAGCTAGGATCTGGGCGATGTTCTCTGGAGCTACGTTCCCTAAAAGCATAGCTTCGACCTTCGTACGCATATCGTAGGACTGGAAGATCTCGAAGGCCTCGGTTACACCCAGAGGTTTATCGAATAAGTTCAGTACCTTGTGATCGGCTAACCACTTTGCACAGTGGTCTGCAGCCGGGTCAAAAGGACGAGGTCTGGAAGCACGGATAGTGGTGCGGAGTGATTCAAGATACAGATCAGTCGGTGCGGGATACCTGCGGAGGGTGACTAGATCACGTACCTCTTCATTGGAGAACTGCGGCTCCAAGGAGAGTAGATAGAAGATCCAGTGTTCACAAGGGAAACGCACACTCAGCTTCCTTTGCGGGCTTCATTGTATCTTTGAAGTGCTACCTCTAGCCGCCTTCGATCGCTGATGCGTTTTACCCCTAGGCCATCAGGAATCTTTCCCTCAGGAGGATCCTTGAAGAACTTCCGGCCCCCGGGGAACTTTCTCTTAGCTATCTCGCCCATCTCAATCCAAGGCTTTATCCGACGTGCGGCAATTTTCTCTAATGCCCAACGTAGTGAACCCATTTTTTCTCCTTCCTGTGAGGGTGACTAGATCACGTACCTCTTCGTTGGAGAACTGTGGCTCCAAGGAGAGAAGGTAAAAGATCCAGTGTTCGCAAGGAAATCGCACACTACTTGCCCTTCCGTAGAATCCTACTGACTGCCTTA